GTACGTCTTCTTTACCCAACAAGTAAACACGTTTTGGTGTCTCATCTTTATAGTTGTGGGTATCTGGCACGCGTAAGATACGCGCCGCATCTGCGGTAACAGCGGGGTCAGCCAGTAAGTTGTTTTCGACACAGGCACGTTTGAGCCGTTCGGCCACTGGCAACCACTCAATTAGTTTGACTTCTTCTGTGAGCCGCCAATACACATGAATACCTCTACCGGAGTTCACCAGTATTGGTTTGGGTAGGTTTAGTGCCTTTATAAATAGACGTAGCGCATCAACAGCTTCTTTCTGTGTTGCGTAGTCTTTGCTTACACCGCAGTCCAGATCAAGGAACAGCGACTTCAGCTTACAAACATTATCAACTTTACGTGAGTTATCTTCATTGAACGTGGCGAGCGCAAAGTACGCGTCAAACCCGTTCTCATCTAGCTTCCTCGCGGCAAGCATCGCATCATACGATGACTTGTAGAACTTCTGAATCTTCCGTCCAGTTTTGTTATTAGCCGCAAAGACGCAATAGAAACCCTCACTCGCGAGCGTAGTCTCTAAGAATCTTCTGGTATCCATAACCACTCCACACCAAGTGCGGCAGGACGTACCTTACCGCACGATCTTATAGTTTTAGTCGTCCCAAGAATCGACGATAGAACTCAAATCTTCGTCAGCTTCTTTCGGTGCGGGAGTAGATTTCTTCACAACCTTCTTCGGTTCTTCAACAGCTTCTTCGGCCTTAACTTCTTCCTTTGCGGGTGCATCGGCGAACAAAGCCTTCGGTGCTTCTGAACTTGCAATCACACCGTCTGTCTGTGCGACTGTCATGGTGATAGCTTTCTGTGTGTCAGGATGATCTTTCATCTCAACGACAGTCTTCAACTCAGCTTCTTCCAATGGACGAATCGGTTTGAATGACAGCTTCGGCACTTCACTGTTTTCGTCAAAAGACATTTCAGTGACAATAGCGACAGCAGGGGTGTTATGTGCTTGTAAGTATTTGGCATATGCTTGAAGCATCATCTTACCGCCGTTTTCTTTTGGGTCACCAAAGATAGACGTGGCAGGCAACTGCAACTGATACACCTTATCAAGTTCACCTTCGATAACGACTGCGAGACGTTGTGAGTAGCGGCAAGCGCGTGAGTTACCTTGGCCGGAACCTTTGATGTTCTGCTTGCAATCCATGCAACGATCAGACTGCTTACCATCCCCTACTTCTTTCGCGGGAGTTTGCGTGTCGTTTGACCAACACATCGGCGGTGCAATTTTATTCGGATCGTACTCGCCCTCGTAATAGGTACGTGCGAGGTGTGCGGCATCAACAATGACGACATTCATCTTATCGTCTTTACTGACAGAGACTTGCTCTCCGTTCACCATCATGCGGAACTTACCGCCTTTGATGCTGATTCGGCGGTTCTGACTACCCCCACCACTACCGCTTAACAAGTTATCGTTTGTGCCTTGTAGTGACTTGAATAGTTCGCTATTGGCAACGTCTGTGTTGCCTTCAAAGATAGATAGTTCTGACATTTCGCGCTCCTTAGAGGTCATCATCTAGGTCAAGGCTTAATTGAAGATCATCTTCAACAACATCCTCATACGTCTCATCGAGTATGGGTGTTTCTGCGACCGTAGAATCGGTTTGTGGTTCGGATTCTGCCGAGGTTAACGCATCGGCAACTGAAGATACAGAAAATCTGTATGTGTTACCCACTTTAATGTAGGTGTCGGGCGGTATGTGCCCCTGCCTTACCCACGAGCGAATCGTAGAAACTGAGACAGTAAAATGCTTTGCAAGTTCCTCAATGGGAACAAAGCGTTCGTTACTCATGATTATCTCCTTACTTCCTTACGGAAATTACATATTCAGAATCCACGTTAAGACCTTTAGGCATCTTTTCTGGATTCTCCTCTAAGAACTGTTTTACGTTTGTCTGGTTCAAACTCTTGGCAAACAACTCGGGTACGTTGTTTTCGACAACAAACTTACCCATCGATTCCCAATCGCTTGTCCAATACTTTTGTTTTACCGTTCGGTAGAACAGTCCTTCAGAAGTGCGTACGCTTTCGGCACCTGTGTTTTCACAGTGCTTCAGCAATGCGTGTTTGATTTTCTCTTGTTGAAGTTTCAGAACATCGTCTTCTTCGGTGAACTTAGACTTCAATTCAGCGCGGTGTGTCCTGATTTTCAGGTAGGCACGCGTCAGTTTTTCAATAGGTATGTTTGACATAACATCCTCCTCTCCTTCACATTGTTCACTTTATTGTTGTTTGGTGATCTAGTCAAGTATTTCTTGGTAAAGATCAATCATTTTTGTGTGAACGTCAATTCTTTTATCTAATAACCTGTAAACGTGTTTTTCTACGTTAGAACCTTGCAGTTGTACAACGGTACAAGGGTGTCTTTGGCCTGATCGATGCACGCGGGCGTTAGCTTGCGCGTAGGTTTCAAGTGAGCTAGTCGGCCCCCACCAGACCACCGTGTTTGCGGCTGTCAATGTGACTCCGTGCGCGGCAGATTGTGGTTGGATTACCAGAACTCGTGGATCATCTTGCTCTTGGAACTGTTTGAATATCTCGGTTCGACGCGGTGCTGGTACGTCTCCACGTATGACTTCACACGTTATCTTGTCTTGGCGTAGTTTGTTAGACAGTAAGTCGATGACGTGTTTGAACGGCGCGAATATCAGAACCTTCTGACTGCTCTCGTCAATGACCTCACGTAACACTTGATAACGATGCTTGATGTCAAACTCTAGGGCGTCACCGTTATCGGTGTAGATTGCACCAGAAGATATTTGCAGGAGTTTGTTCATGTTGACTGCGGCGTTGGTGCTTGTTATCTGCTCTCCTGCGGCCTGAATCACCAGACGTTTCCGTAAGTCTTCGTAATATTTCTTCTGTTGTCGAGTCATCTCAACGTCACGTTTAACGTACGTCATCTCTGGTAGATCAAGACACTCGTCTTTGGTAAATCGAATCGCGGGCTGTAAAGCTCGATGCACCATGTCCGTGGCGGTGTCTTTTGGCACCCACTTAAAGTTCGTTATCTTGTACATGACCTGATCGCGGAAAGAACTGAAGAACCTCGGTACTGATGTTGGGTTAACAAGTTTAGCTAAACCATACGCATCTAAGGGGGACTGTGCGGCAGGAGTACCTGTCATCATCCACAACCATGTATTCGACCCCACCAATCTGTTCAGGCACTTCCATCGTTTAGTTTGTACATTCTTATAGTGTGTGGCTTCGTCCACAATGATGCAGTCGAACCCGCCATTTGCTATCGCATCTTCTACAATCTCTACTCCGTCGTAGTTGATGATGACAAAATCAGAATCACTGTTGATGATCTCTTTGCGTTTAGCGGCAGAGCCGTAGGCCACCGATACCGTTCGATGCATCGCAAAGGTAAACAAGTCATTACGCCATGCACTATCCATAATCGACAGCGGGCAGATGACTAACACACGGTTCACTCGGCCTTCCTTTAATAAGAAGTCAGCCGCCCAGATAGCACTTGCTGTCTTACCTGTGCCCTGTTCGTTAAAACAGAAGCATTTTTTATTTAAGGTAAGAAAAGACGCTGTGGTCTTTTGATGTTTAAACGGTTGATACTTACCCGTCCACTGATACCGCCCCTCGATAGGTGACGGCACTGATATGTTTAAGTTTCTTAATACTTGCACTTCATCCATTCCCCAATTTACAAGCACTTTGTTATCTGCTAACTCACGGCTTTTGGGAATGATTGTGGTCACCTTCTGCGGGTTCTTCAGTCTCAATAGCAATGCTTTGTCGTCAACAATCTGCAAAGTGTTTTCTCCTACACACACGTTGAGAGCGCAAAACGGTGTCCGTAATGCGCTACTCGCTTTGTTATAACCGGTTATAACCGGCTACAACTTACTTCTTTTTCTTTGGTGAGCTTAGTGCCCCACCCGCCGCACGGTTTCTCTTACGGCTTTGCACAGTATACCCGTCTTTGTTTGAACCACCACGGGATAATGGTTTTTTGTGGGCAATGTCCTTGCCCTCACGCTTATCGGCTTTGCCGTTTTTGTTAGCGTCTTTGCCTGTCTTGTCTACTTTACGTCTGGCGCGTTGTCGCTCCATGCGATCATCGTGTTCGCCTCGTTTCTTCTGTTGCTCATACTCTTTTTTGTATGGGCGTTTCTTCTTTACGTACGGCATCAGTGTCTCCCGTTGTGTGGGCACTCGGTAATCGGACAGTGACGTTTGCACAATCCGCTTGGGTGCGCGTTCCATACATCGTTGCTTGCCGCATCTTCCATTCGGTGATAGTCGGCTAGCCACTTACCCCACAGTATACTCTCTTC